GTGTACGAGCCGTTCGTGACCGACGTCACACAGCCGGTCGGCTACGTCAGCGTCTGGGTGTGGAACGGCGTCGATACGGCGTCGTCTGCGCTGGTGGCGAACGCGCAGAAGATCATCGATGATGGACAGGGCCGAAAGTGACCCGAAGGCCGGGTCTTCGAACGGCACCGAATAGTCTGGCTGCAAGGCCAGGTAGTCGGCCAAGCCCGCCAGCGTGTACAGCGACAGGTCGACCGTCAGGTTGCCGACGCCGCCCGGCGTCGTCGTCGTCAGGATGCCATCGGCCACCTGCCAGTTTCCGCCGCCGGCATACTGGAACCGCAGCGCCAGGCGCTCGCCGGCATCGCGGTTGAATGGCCGCTGCAGGTAGCCAAGAAGCGTGCTGGTCAGCTTCACGCCGCGCTCGCCGCGATGGTGCCGGGCAGCAGCTTGACGTTGATCGCTGCGGCGGTATCGCCGGCCGGCGCCGAGATGGCAACGTCGTAGACGCCTGGCACGGACATGGCCACCCGGATCAGCTCGTTCTTGAGCAGGTCTTCACCGATCGGCAGGTTGAAGATGTAGTCGCGGATGGCCGCCTCGACGGGCGCTTCAAGCGCCGCGAAGGTGAAGCCCGATTCCGGCGTCACCGTCAGCGTGACGTTCACGTTCGTGGCGGTCACCGCCGCCACGGTCACGATCACGCCGGCCGCCTTGTAGCCGATGACGCGCTGGCCGCTCGCGTCCTGGTAGCCGTCGATGATCTTCTGCGCGTTCGCCACCAGCGCAGACGACGCCGTATCGACGCCGTTCCACACCCAGACGTTGACGTAGCCGAGCGGCTGTGTGACGTCGGTCACGAACGGCTCGTACACCACGGCCTGCTTGACGTACTCGGCGATGTTGCCGCCAGCATCCAGGACGGTCGCCGACCCCGCAGCGAACTTGATGCCGTCGATGTGCGAGCGTGCGATCGACCGGATGAACTCGCGAAACCGCAGGTATCGCTGATCGTCGGTTTCTTCGTCCCGACCCGACACCACGGGGTCGAGGTTGGTCACCGTCACGCCGGACAGGCCGCCGACGACTTCGGTGATGGTGTTGGCGAGCGTGTTGCCGGCCAGACCGGGCTGTTGGGCCACCACCCGGACGGTTACCGATGTGCCGCCCATCGGGATGCTCACGGCCGCGTCAGTGGCGTAGGTCACGCCGGACAGCGGCGCGCGAACGATGGTGCCAGCCGGGATGGCAATGGCTGCCGGTGCCGGCGACGGATCGGCCGTGAAGGTGACGATGGTGTAGGCCGCCGCCGCCGGCAGCAGCTGAAAATTGAACGACTGATAGATGGCGACCGGAATCGACTCGATCAGGCCATTCAGCATTTGCAGGTACAGGCTTTCGATCTCGATCGCCGGAGCCTCGATCAGGCTGCGCGCGACCGAGCCCACGTTGTAGTCGGTGATCTTCGTCGTGGTCGCCCGCATGCGGTTGATGGCGCCGGCAACGATCGACACGAAATTCTTGATCTGGAACGCCACTACAGGCCTCCGATGACGAGATTCAGGTCAGCGGCCGTGTTTTCCTGGATCGGGATCACGGTGGCCTCGACGCGGATCGTGTCGCCGGCCGATTCTACCGCCGCACGCACCACCCGCCGCACGCGCGGCTCGGACAACAGCGCCCGCTGCACGAACCCGTTCGCCAGGCCCTGCCAGGTCGGCGTGTGCTTCTCGCCGATCACGCTGCGCACATGGCATCCGTAGTCCGGGTGGTACATCAGGTCGCCCGGGTCGGTGTCCAGACGCAGTTGGATGGCCTGGTGGAAGTTGGCAATGCCGCGCTCGACCGCGAAGTCGCCGTTGTCTTCCGCCAGCACGCCGCCGCTCAGGCTGACGTCCTTGCCGAACAGCTCCTCCGCGTCGGTCACCGCGCCGACAGCAGACGTGGCCGCCGGCACCCGGATCTGCTGGCCGTAGTACAGCGTGCCGGGCGCATCCAGGGCCGCTGCGGCATCCGCCACGATGTACGGGTAGCTCAGGTTGTTCAGGTAGATCAGGTCGCGCCAGCGCTCGGCCGATCCCATCTCCCGCAGCGCGATCTTCTGCAGCGTGTCACCGGCATGAATGCGCAGGGTCCGGAACGCCGGCACTTGCTTGGTGAACGCCATGCTCAGCCGCCCACGGTGATGCCGCCCGCCATGATGGCGGCCGAGTCAGGAATGCCGACCGCGCCGGCCAGGGTCAGCGCGTCGCGCGTCCAGGTCGACATTTCGCGCGACGCATCGCCGCTCACGCTGACCAGCCGCCCGGCCTCCGGGTCGGCGAATATCTCGCCGAACACGTTGACGTCGGCATAGGACGATGGCGGGCTGCCGCCGCCGGTCGACGAACAGTTCGAGGCGCCGAACAGGCCGTCGAACGAGCGGATCGGGTTGAATACCCGGATGCCGTTCTTGATCGTGCAGTACATGTCGCTGTAGCGCGACGCCAGCGTCATGTACCGCTGCATCGTCTTGTAGTCGATGCCGGCCTGGTCAGCCAGAATCCAGAAGATGTTGGCGCCGACCTGCGACACGGTTTCCGCGACGGTGATTACGGCGTCGGCCGCCGCGGCGATGGTGGACGTGACGTTCTCAGCCACGTCGGCCGCCCGATTGAACACGTCGACGGACGTTTTCGCGAAATCCTTGAGGCCGTCCGGCAGCGCATCGGTGAGCGCGCCGATGGCGCCCGCGTTGTCGAACATCCGCTGAATCGACGCCGCGCGCCGGCCGTACCGGTCGGTCATCGCCTCAGCGATGGCGTCCTCAGTCGTGGCCGATATTTCGCCGTGCTGGGCCAGGCCGATCAGCTGGATCGCGTACTGGTGCAGCAGCGGCCGGCTCTTGCTGCGCATCAATCGGAACGACTGCGGCGCAACGATCATGGTGCGATCGTTCAGCGTGTCGACGAAGATGATCTGGATCAGGTCCGGGTCGGAAGCCGCGGCCGATGCCCGAGCGCGCTCCGAGTAGTAGCCGTCGAAGATGTCGCGCCGCAGGTTGTGGAACTGCGTTTCGCCGTCGCCGTCCTGGTTGCCGCGCCAGCCGGTGATGCCGCGCAGGCTGATCTGCGTCAGGCCACGGCCAAACTCGTCGGCCCAGGCGCCGCCCAGCGTCTGCTGGACCGCGATCCGACCCGGGTCTTCGTAGGAAATTTCCTCCGGCCGCACGTACAGCCGGTGCGAGGCAATGACCCGCCCGCCATCCCACAGGTGGAACGAGATCGGGCGGTCGCGTTGGCTGTTCGGCGGCATGCGCGAAGTATCACGTCACGACCGCAGGCGGGCCAGCAGTGGCGCGGTGGCGGGCTGAAGAACTTTTTTCGCAAACCCATTGACGCGCTGTCGCATCTTGCGACAGACTGGCGTCGACCACCCGACCAGAGGAACCGACATGGACAGCCAAAGCGAGAAATTCCCGTGGAAAGTGTGTGCGGCCGTGATCGTCCTGACGGTTCTGGCCATGTCCGCCGGTGGCGTGCACTACTTCATGAAGGATGCGCCACCGCCCGATGCGACAGAGAATATCGCAGGCATCAGCGTGGACATCACCATCACGCCGACGGAGGAGACGCCGCCACAGGCCGCCGCGCCGAATGTCGGAGCGGCGCCTGACGCCGAATGGTACATGGTGGAGTACGGCGTCTGTTCCGGAATTCGCGTAGGCCCAGATCGGATAGTGGAGGACTTGAGAAGTTCTCACAAAGAAAACGCCTACTTTCTCGATTACGACAAAAGCGGGCGGATCGCCACCATCTTCGGGTTCATTTCAAAAGATGGCGGCATCAAGCGTGAGGTTCTTCTTTTTGGCAGAACTGAGAATGACTGCAAGGGCATTCTTCGCGCATACCACATGATTGAAGGGGATTTGAAGGGCCAAAGCAGCAATCAGGCGGGCTTCGTTGAACCAGCGCCGAACGCTACCTTCTAGGAAACACGCCATGCTCATCGACTGCAACGAATGCCAGGCCAAGATCAGCGACCAGGCCGCGAACTGCCCGAGCTGCGGCGCGCCGACCGCCTACCTGCTGCGCGACGTCGTGGCCAAGCCGTCTGGCGTGCGCAAGAGTCGCGCGATCGCCATCCTGCTGGCAATCTTTCTGGGCAGCATCGGCGCGCACAAGTTCTACCTGGAGCGCCCGGGCGAGGGCCTGTTCTACCTGCTGTTTTGCTGGACGTTCATCCCGCAGCTTGTCGCGCTCATCGATTGCGTAGCATACGCGGCCTTGAGCGAGGCCAAATTCCAGCAGGTGTACGGCGCCGGGCGCCTCGTAAAGGTGGCGCGGTAACTATCCCAGCCCTAAAGGACGGGGCCTATCACGGAGGAACGGATGAAGAAGGCCGGAGAAAAGAGCAAGGCAAGCCAGATCCGAGACGCCCTGCGCGACGGACCGAAGACGCGCGAGCAACTACACGCGCTCGTCCGCTCGGCCCACCGCAACACCATCAACGCCGCGTTGTTGGACATGTGCAACGCAGGCGCTGTTGAGTCTGGCGACGGCCTGTTCTGGCTGCACCAGTCGATCGCCACCGAGAAGGACTACATGTGGTTCATGCGCGCGCTGCGCCGGCCTCCAGAACCAGTGCCGCCTCCCACCGGAAGGCAGGACGTGGTTATCGGGGCCGCGGTCGATGCGGCGCTGAGGGCATGGCGTTGAAGGCGGCGTTCGCAGATCCGCCCTACCTGGGCCTGGCCGAGAAGTTCTACGGGCACCTACACCCGGACGCGGCCGATTACGACCGGCCCGAAACGCACCGGGCGCTGATCGAGCGCATGAACGACGAGTTCGACTGCTGGGCCATGAGTCTGCACAGCCCGGCCCTGCATACGATCCTGCCGATGTGTCCGCCAGACGTGCGGGTGATGGCGTGGACGAAGCTGTGGTGCAGCTTCAAGCCAGGCCGCAAGGATGCCCACATGGCGTGGGAGCCGGTCATCGTTCGCGGCTGCCGGCCACAGGCTAAGCGCCTGCATGCGGTGCGCGATTACTGCTCAACCTGGATCAGCAACAACGGATTCAAGGGCAGCAAACCGGAAGAGTTCTGCTTCTGGATTTTCGAGGTCTTGAACCTTGGGCCGGACGACGAATTCCACGACCTGTTCCCGGGCAGCGGCGCGGTGCAGGCGGCATGGCAGAAATGGCGATCGCGGGCCTGCAGCGAGCAGTTCGACCTGATCAGCCCGCCCTGACGTTCCCGCTCCCAGTGGCCGCGTGCCCGCACGTCGCCGTGTCGCCGGCCCTACACACCTTGATCCCGCCGGCCTTCACGGTAGCGCTGCCGGTGGCCATGGTGGCGGCGTTGTGCGGCGAGTCGCCATGCGGCGCTACCGCGGCGCCGATGACGGCCACGGGCTGGCTGTTGATCCGGACCGACGGCACCAGGGCGCCGGTGATGGTGCCGCCAGCCGTGTCCTGATTGACCCGCGCGACGCCGGGCACTACGGGTTCAGGTCGATGGTCGGCGCGGTCATGACGATGCTCGCGTCGCTGTGAATCGTCATCGCGCCGGCCGCGCTCACGGCGTAGGCGCCGGCGCAGGTCAGCGACACGTTCCCGCTGGGATCGATGTTCACCGTCGCCTTCACGGCGCCCGCGTTCTTCACCTGAAGCTGCACGTGCACGGGCTGGTCGACGTTGCGCTTGATCGCCCACCGGGCATCGTAGTCCTTGCCGGTCAGATCCTCGTGCGCCGGGTCGGTGCCGATCCTCATGTACGTGCCGCTGGGATGGAAGATCTCGACGTTGCCAAGATCGTCCACCGACGTGTAGACGTCGCTGCCGTGTCGCTGCACGCGCCGGCCGGCCTCGAACATCATCTGCGACACGTCCGGGTAGATGAAGCCCAGGCACACGCTGCGCGGCGTCATCATGGCGATCACGGCGTAGACATCGCGTTCCAGCGACACCGGCGCCCACGGGTCTTGCCCGGGCGTCGGTATCGGCAGGTCATTGAGGCCGGTGTTCGTGCCGGCGCCGGCCGCCAGGACGGGCACGTCGACCAGGCGCATCCTGTTTTCCAGGATCAGCACGTCGATGCTGTGGCTTTCCGGGTGGATGGCGACCACCTTGCCGAGCTGAAGATCACCCATATGCGCCCGCCTTGCCTTCGGTGGCGTAGGGACTGGCCGGCATCTTCGAGCGCTCGATGAGGCCGGTGCCGCGGATGCCTTGCACGCTCGTGGTAAATCCCTGGAAGGGCCGGAACTCGTGGGACACGGCCTGTGCGTAGAACTCGAACCGGAAACCGCCGCGGTTCACGCGGATGTAGTTGCCGGCCCGGATGCCTTCATCGCCGCGCAGGGTCATCGAAACGTCTTCGAACGCCACGTTGTCCCGGTTGAATGCCATCAGCGACTGCCGGCGCAGCAGCGCCCATGCGTCGAACGACACCGCGTATTCCTGCTGCTTGTCGGCCGGCAGTCCGGAGGGCCGGCCAAGGCCGGTAGGACCCTGCGCCAGGGTCACCGACATGAGGCGCGACCCGTACAGTTCGATCGCCGAATTCTTCGATGTTTCGATCACCGTGCCGTCGTTGAAGGCCGCGGCCTTCAGGCTGGCGTCGGGGACATACGCGATGGCGGCTGGGCTGGCCCAGTAGACGTTCGCAACGTTCGAATCCGATCGGGAAACGTCCACTGAAACGATGGCGTCATCCTTGACGTCGATCGTCCCGGCCTCAACCTTGCTCGCGCCCTGCGGAATCCAGTGGCCTGAAATGTCCCTGAACGGCATCGCCCGGTAGACCAGCGCCGGGCCTTCTGGTCTGTCCTCGACGAAAAGCTCGTTCCACGCCAGATCGCAGTGCTCGGCCAGCCATTCCCACACCGGGCGGTCGAACGGCTGGACGCCATACGGGTTCACGGTGCCTTCGGCCACGGTCGCATCCACCGACAGCGACCGCGCGGCGGGCGCCATGGATTCGGCGCCAGAATTCCCGACCGACTGCGCGAAGAATTCGTCGAGCCAAGGGTTCACCACGAAGCTGACCACGTCGCGCACGAAGTCGCTGGCCGGCCACGCCTGGAACGCCAGGCCGACGGCCTGCAGCCGCGCGAAGTTCGACAGCGCCGCGCCTGTGCCGGCGGCCTGCAGCCACGTCAGGCGGACGCGAGCAAAGGCGAGGCCGTAATCCGCGCCTTCGATGGTCACCTGCCGCTGCGGCCGGCCGTTCGGTCCCATGGACTCGCTGCGGCGGACGTTGGTCACGAACCCGCGCATCACGATCGGCAATTCGCCCGGCGTCTTGTGCGGTTCGCGTGCCATCCGGATCTCGACCGAGTCCATCGGCTCGACCATCGCGTACAGCGTGTCCTGCGTCTGCCCGTCCCTCTGGTCGGTCAGCGTGATGCTGAACTGGCCCTTGGGCGCCATGATGGACTTGTGCGTGGTGACGGCGCCGTGCTCGCCCAGGAAAGGTGTGATGTCCACGGTGGTCCGCGCGCCGGTGTACCGCTTGCTGACGCCGGCCTCATCGCGCCGGATGTTCTTGAGCAGCGTTACCTTGACCTGCGGCGTGTAGGTTCTGATGCTCAAGGCACAGCCACCGCCGCTGTCCCGGAAGATTGCGGCGTGTCGATCGCAAACGAATGCTTCGTCGTCTTGCCGCGATCATGGACGTTGATGTCCAGCGTGACGCGAGCGGCCTCAGCCATACGCCTGGCGGTGACCTCACCGATCTGGTTCGGCTCGCCGCGCAGCGCTTTGTCCATGTTCCCCGGGCCAGCGACATAGGCGCCGACGGCCAAGTCCCAGCGCCCGTACTTCTTGTACAGGTCCGACAGGAATTGCATACCGCCACGGGTGCTTTGCTCGATGTCGGTGCGGTCTCGCACGTTGTAGTCCTTGGCGACGGCATCGCCAAGCTGCCACCCGCCGACATGCCCTGATCCTAGACCTGCGAGCGGGTCGTAGCGGCTTTCACTCTGGACTGTCAGGTTGGCGATCGCTTCTGGAACGCCGGTGATCGGCGCCCACTTGCGGATCGCCGCCTGGAACTGGCTCTTCGCCACGCTTGAACGAAACCGCTTGCTCGCATCGGTATTCCACTTGGCTGCTTCGGCCGTCTTTGCGTCGACCTTCGCCTGGAATTCCTCTTTGGTCACGCGGTCGCGCAGCAGAAGCTGCTCTTGGTAGTCCGGGCCGGCCGTGAAAATCACGGCGCTGCGGATGCCGTTGAGGATAGTCAGCAACGGCGACCCGGCCTCGGTCAGCGCGTTGTGAATCTGCGTCATCCTGGTCAGCGTGTCGGCTCCCTGATTCCCGCCGTACTGGGTCAGGATTTTTTCGATGTCGGCTTGCTGCGGCGTGACCCCCTTCATCTCCATGCTTGAGAACAGACGGTCGATCTGCTGCGCCGCAAGCGCCGGGATGCCAAGCACGTTGGACATGCCGACGGCGCGCTGCGCCTCATCGTTCGGAATGTCGCGGCGGAACTGCCGAAGCACTTTTTCGATCGCCATCACGCCGTCATCGCCGCGGTCGAAAGGCCCTCGTTCGCGAGCAAGCTGCGATTCGAACGGGTTCCTGACGCCAAGCGCTCGGTACATGAGGAACTGGCCGGCGTCGCCCATGCCCGGGCTGACCATGCTTTGACCGATCTGCGCCATCAGCGCTTGGCCGTACTCTCCGCGTAGCGAAGGGCTCCCGCTCTTGTTCATGGCGGACAGGACGCCAAGCATGTCGCCGACCTGGACGCCAGCATTGGCGCCGCGGCGCACAAGTGCGTCCGTCATCTGATCGACGGCCTGCAGGACTTTCTCGGGCGCCGCCTGCATGCCGCCCTGCCGCACACCGGCCGCGATCATGGCGGCGAACTGACGCTCCTCGCCGCCCGCGAACAGGTTCTTGAACTTGGCGCGGCCCATGAAGCTGACCATGGCTTCCGGGTCCATCCCGATCCCGCGGGCGAGCCCGATTCCGGCGCGGGCTCCGCGGGTCACGCCGGCCGTATTTGCATCACCAGACAGGCGCGAAAACTCGCTGCCAAGCTGCACGCTTTTATCATAGGTGACGCCAAGACCACGCCCAAGGTCGCGTGTCTTGTCGCGCAGTTCGTCGAATGACTCGACGGTCGCCTGCA